TGGTAATTTCTTTGCAGAAACAGTCCCAACCCCAACGTCTTTCACATTCACAGCACGAGTTGGTGGCGCAGTAGATAATACAGGCATCCAACTTGGTATGTATACTAGATCTGATGCGTTCGTTTTGCACAGACCATTCGATGGTGGTGTTCAATTAGGTAACTTTGTTCCATCTCATGGTGCTTCAATTTCTCGCCAAACTAAAAAATACATGCGTTACCAATCAGGTAAAGGTGTTTTGTGGACATCTGGTGTATCATTGAACCCTGTTATTAACTTGGATCAGATCTATGCTAATGGAACCACAGTTGGCTCTATTATCACAGTAGAAACAGAACTAGATCACGGTCTACAAGTTGGTTGTGAGGTAGAAATTTATGGTGTTATTACTGCAGGTTATAATGGAACATATGGCATTAACTCTATTGTGAATGAAAACACATTCACAGTTGTTGCTTCTGAAATTCTTGGTGATAGTACTGCAGTAATTACTAACATTCCACGTGTCACTGTTAAGAGATGGCATGGTGCTTCAGTTCGTGTTGGTCCATTTGATGATCAAAACGGTTTGTTCTGGGAGTATGATGGACAGCAGCTGGCAGTAGTTAAACGTGCTTCTACTTTCCAATTATCAGGATTTATTACTGCAAACCCAGGATCTCAGGCAATTGCTGGAACATCATGTAGATTCACACAACAATTAAAAGTTGGTGATAGAGTTGTTATTCGTGGTATGACTTATATTGTTTCAACAATCACTGATGATAATAATCTGACTATTAACCCAGAATATCGTGGTGTTAACGTATCAACTGGTATTAAACTTGCTGCTGTTATTGAAGACAGAGTAACTCAAGATCACTTTAATATTGACAAATTAGACGGCACTGGTATCTCTGGATACAATATGAACCTGAATAAAATGCAGATGCTTGGTATCTCATTCTCATGGTATGGTGCTGGTTTCATTGACTTTATGTGTCGTGGTCCAGATGGTAATATGATCTTGGTCCATAGAATGAAACAGAACAACGTTAACGATGAAGCGTATATGCGTTCAGGTAACACTGCTGTTCGTTATCAATCTATTAATGAATCTGCGAGTGGTAGACTTTCCGCAACAGTTTCTGCTTCGGCAACAACTATCCCATTACATGACGCATCTCGGTTCCCTGCAAATGGAACTGTTATGATTGAAAATGAATGTATCACATATACCTCTAAAGTTGGTAATACATTGACTGGGTGTACACGTGGTGCTTCTTTCCAGATGTTTATTGGTGGATCTAATAAGACATTCTCTGGTGGTGCTGCAGCACCGCATGCGGTTGGAAACGGTTTTAATGCTGTGACTCTTATCTCATGTACAGCATCTCCTACTCTAAACCACTGGGGTTCTTCTTATATTATGGATGGTGGTTTTGATACAGATCGTGGTTACTACTTTAACTACTCTGAGCTAAAACTAACAATTCCTTCTGGTCAAAGTAAAACAGCTTTCTTTATTCGTCTAGCACCATCAGTTTCTAACTCAATTGCTGGCGCACTTGGCGATAGAGATTTGTTAAATAGATCGTCATTGTTGCTACAGAAACTTCAGGTTCAAGCATCAACTGCGGTTCAAGTATATGGTATTTTGAACCCAGGAAATATTGAAGCTGGCAACTTGACATGGGATCGTGTTAACACTGTATCACTTGGTTCACAACCATCGTTTGCACAGATTTCAACAAGTACAACTACTACAGCGACTCCAGGGGAACAAATTTTCTCAACACTTGGACAGCCAAATGGTTTCTCTGAAATTGATTTGTCAAACTTGAAAGAGTTGACAAACTCTGCTATCGGTGGATACAATAACTTCCCTGATGGACCAGACGTTTTGGCAGTCGTTGTAAATAACTTGGATTCATCGAATTCAACCGAAATTAACTTAAACCTTTTCTGGTCTGAAGCGCAAGCATAAATAGAAGAGAAAATCGTAGAGGGAAACCATGGCAACACAAGTACAGTTTAGACGAGGCACGACAACGCAAAACAATGCGTTCACTGGTGCTATCGGTGAATTAACAGTTGATACGGACGTATTAACACTCAGGCTACATGATGGCACCACACAAGGTGGTGGTGCTTATATGGTCACAACACAAGCCACGCAGACTCTTCTCAATAAAACCTTATCAACAGGTTCTAATTGGGAAGGTAATATTGTAGATATGGCATATGGCGGCACAGGCTCTTCCCTCACAGCCGTTGCTGGTGCTCTTGCTTATTCTACAGCTAGTGGTCTAGGACTTTCTGCTGTTGGCTCTTCTGGTCAAGTATTAACTTCAGGTGGTGCAAACCCACCTGCTTGGGTAAATGCTTCCTCTTTGACTGTTGGTACTTCTACTGTCGCCACTCTTGCGAATAACCTCGCTGGTGGATCTGCTGGTTATTTGCCATACCAAGCTGCTTCAGACACTACTTCTTATATCGCTCCTGGAGCAACAGGTACTTTCCTACGATCAACTGGTGCTTCTACCCCTCCAGATTGGGCTACTGCTACTGTTACTATCGGTACAACCTCTGTTGATCTTGGTGGATCTGAAACAGATTTTGCTGGTGTCACTTCAATTGCTATTTCTGGAACGACTACTTCAACAAGTAATACTACTGGCGCACTAACTATTGGTGGCGGTGTAGGTATTGCTGAGAATGTCAATATTGGTGGAAACGCTGACATTGATGGTACGCTGTCCGTAACTGGAGCAACAACTCTTGGTGCTGCAACCATTGGTGCAGTAACTGCAGCTGGAAGCATTATCCCAGATACTGATGTTACCTATGACTTGGGTTCTACCACTAAAAGATTTAAAGATCTATACCTTTCTGGCAACACTCTTGATCTAGGTGGTATGCAACTATCTTATGATAGTGGTCTTGGTGAAGTACACTTTAGTGCTGATGGACACACAATGGTCATGGATATGACCACAGCTGACGATCTTGTTATGGTAGATGCTACCCAAACAATATCAAATAAGACTCTTGCTAGCCCAGTCGTCACCACAGAATTGTCAACTACTAGCACATCCTTTGATTTGCTAGACACAACTGCCACTACTGTAAACGCTTTCGGTGCTGCGACTACTATTGATATCGGTGCATCAACAGGTACATTGACAATCAATAATACTCAAACAGTATTCAATTCAACAGACTCTATTCAGATCCCTTCTGGTAATACAACACAACGTGATGCAACGCCAGTCGCTGGACAAATTCGTTATAACAACCAACTATCTTCTTTTGAAGGTTATGGTCCAGGAAATGCTTGGGGTTCACTTGGTGGCGTTAAAGACGTAAACCAAGATACATACCTTTTAACAGAGACTGCTCCTGGAAATAATGAAGATACATTCCAATTCTTTAACAACAATGTAAATACTGTTGATATCGATGTAAATGCTGTTACGCTGAAGAATGACGTTTATGTACAATTTGACACAACGTCAGCCTCTGCGCCTACTCACTCTGAGGGTGCACTATTTTACAATTCAGAATATAAAGCATTAACATACTATAATGATATTGCTGGCATTTCAAACCAAATCGGTATGGAAAACTGGATTCGTGTTTTCAACAACACTGCTTCCACAATTCCTAACGGCACACCTGTTTATGTAACAGGTGCTACAGGTGAAACACCTACTGTTGAGCCTGGAGATGCATCAACTGCTATGAAGGCAGAAGTCATCGGTTTAACGACTCATGATATTGCTGCCAACTCTCAGGGCATCGTTACTGCGTTTGGTTTAGTTAGTGGTATCGACACTTCTGCTTTGACAGCAGGACAGCGTGTTCACGTTGGTCCAAGTGGTGCTTTGCAGACAAATGCTCCTACATATCCATATTTCCCAACAGATATTGGAACTTGCGTAATTTCTGACGCATCAGACGGTTATATTGCAGTAAAAATTCAAGAGCACACTTTTGAACAGTTCCGTGTTACTGGTAATACGCACCTTTCAGGTAATGTTACTGTTACTGGTGACTTTACTGTTCAAGGTACACAAACAATCACAAATCAAGCAAACCTTGCTTTGGATTCTTCATTCATCTACATGAATTCAGGTGATACGATTGGCGAGGCTAATACTACATTTACAGGTAGTGGTCTTGACGATGCTTATTTCACTGGTCATTTTGAAGGCACAACAGTTATTCACTATTATGTTCGAATCGATGGTGTTGGAACTGGTACTGGTGGCGTAGATACTTTTGAATGGTCGAAAGATAATTTCACTACTATTATTGCGAATGGTGTTGATATTACTGGAGCAGATCAGCTTCTTGATGGTAATATTAGCATTCAGTTTAACGCTACTACTGGACACACCTCTGGTGATGCTTGGGATGGTCAAGCTGGTCCAATTAACATAGACACAGGCTGGGCATCTAATAGAAACACAGGTGCCACTGGTATTGGTTATACTCACGTTGGTGCAATGTTTGATGTCGCATCAAATCAGTTTATTATGTTTGACCAATATGAGCCAGAAATTAACGGTAACGTTGATACATCTCATGCTTCTTTCAGCTATGGTTCGTTGAGAATTGATGCTCTAACTGCCACAGACGGAACATTCTCTGGTAATGTTGCTGCTCAAGGAAATATTGTTTCTAGTTCTAACATTTCTGGAACCAATGGAACGTTTGGTGGTGATGTTGCGGTAAATGGTGGTGATATTACTACCACAGCTACAACGATGAATGTGTTTGACACGAATGCTACCACAGTAAATGCGTTCGGAGCAGCTACTGATTTGCAGTTGGCTTCTACCTCTGGTTCTACTACAATTAACAACAGCTTGACTGTCACTGGAAACTTTACAGTAAACGGTACAGTTACTACTGTTAATTCTACAGAAGTTAACTTAGATAACTTGATCATTCAGTTAGGTGGTGATACTCCTCCAACTGTTAATGATGGTTTAGATCGTGGCATTGCTTTCCGCTGGTATGATACTCAAGCAAGACAAGGTTACTTTGGTTTCGATAGAAGCACTGGTTACTTTACTTTTGTACCAAACGCTACATTAACTAATGGCACAGTAACAGGAACAAAAGGTACTCTAGACGTAACTAGCATTACTGGTTCTGCTGCTAATTGGACTACTGCAAGAACTATCACTCTTGGTGGTGATTTGAGTGGATCTGTTAGCATTGACGGTTCTTCTAATGTAACACTTAATGCTACAGTTATCAATAACTCTGTAGAATTGGGTGCAAATACTACTGGTGCTTATGTCGCTGATATTGTACAGGGTTCTGGTATCACTCTATCTGAAACAAATAGCGGTGGTGAAACCAATACCGTTACTGTTAACCACGCAGATACTTCTAGCGTTTCTAACGTTAATAACTCTGGTAATACCTTTATACAAGATCTAACGTTTGACACGTATGGACACGTAACAGGAACTACATCAGGAACTGTCGTAATTGGTGATGGAACACTCACTGTTAACACTGGTTCTGGATTGACTGGTAGTGGCACGTTCTCAGCAAACCAATCTTCGGCTGGGACAATCACACTATCCCACGCAGATACCTCTTCACAAGGTTCTATTAATAACTCTGGTAATACTTTCATTCAAGATATTACTCTGGATGGATTTGGTCACATCACTGGGCTGGTTTCTGCCACTGCTGTTATCGGTGATGGTACTATCACTATCAATCCAGGACGTGGACTTGACTCTGGTGGTTCATTTACTGTTAACCAAACTGGTAGCACTACAATCACTCTTGATTTGGAAACTGATCTTCGTGATTCTATCACGCATATCGGTTATGATTCTGGTGATTACATTCAGTGGTCTAATAATGCATGGCAGAGATCTGTTGTTAACGGCACTGAACAAATGCGTGTCGATAGCGGTGGTACGATCCATGCTAGAACTGAAGTTATTGGTTATTCAACAACTCTATCTGACCCAAGACTAAAAACAAATATCAGGAAAGTAGAAAATGCTCTTGATAAGGTTTTGTCTCTAAGTGGATATGAATTTGAATATAAACATGATGGTAAGAAATCTGCTGGTGTACTAGCTACAGAAATGGAAGCTGTATTACCGTCAGCAGTGATGGAAAAAGAACTCCCACTTGTTGATGACAGTGGTGAGAAATACAAGATTGTTCAATACGATCAGGTTCACGCTCTCTTAATTGAAGCGATTAAAGAGCAACAGAAACAGATCGAAGAACTAAAAGCAAAAGTTGCTGAGTTAGGAAAATAATATGGCAGTCTCATCAAGACAAGGGTTCAAAGAATACTGCTTCAGACTACTAGGCGCACCAGTCGTTGAGATCAACGTTGATGACGACCAAGTAGAAGATCGCATTGATGAAGCAGTTGAGCATTACCAAAATTATCATTACGATGGTATCGAAAAGGTTTATTTGAAGCATCAAATGCGTGCTTCAGAAATACTTTTGACAAGTAACAATGCTCAGGACTTTGCTCTTGGTGAGATTATCACTGGACAAACTTCTGGTGCTACAGCCAAAGTTACTAAAGATCACCGAACATCTAACAATAATGATCTATATGTCCAGAAGGTTGTTGGCAATTTCACAAGTGGTGAAATAATTGTTGGTGCAGATAGTTCCACATCTGGAACTCTACAAGGTATCACATTGCGTGAATACGATCTACGCTATATTGAATTACCAGATCACATCTTTGGTGTCACCCAAGTTATTTCATTTGGTCAGGCATCTAGTTCTAAAAATATCTTTGACTTGCAGTATCAACTAAGGTTGAATGACTTATATGATCTAACAGCCACATCATTAATTTACTATAAAACAGTAATGAATCATCTAGCCTTGCTAGACCATGAATTAAATGGGCACAATAATTTCAGATTTAACAGACGTCAAGGAAGAATCTTTCTTGATATCAATTGGGACGTTGATGTAATTCTTGGTGATTATATCGTATTGGAAACCTATGCTGCATTGGATCCAAATACATGGTCTAAAGTATGGGACGATCCTTGGCTTAAACATTACGCTGCTGCTTTGATTAAAAGACAGTGGGGTACAAACCTCAAAAAGTTTGGTGGTATTGCTCTTCCTGGAGGTGTTCAGTTGGATGGTCAGTCAATGTATGATGAAGCCAATACAGAAATTAGAGAATTGGATGAAATTATCCAAAATAAATCTGCTCCTCTAGAATTTATAATGGGGTAACATGTCAACTACAAATGTCTACTTTAGTCACGGAACAAGAAATGAACAATCTATTGTTGAAGATCTAATTGTTGAATCAATTAGAATCTGGGGACAAGAGTTTCGTTACATTCCAAGGACTCTTATTTCTAAAGACAATATTCTTGGTGAAGATCGTCTAAGTAAATTCACATCATCTTTTCCTATCGAAATGTATCTAGAAAACGTAGATGGTTTCGAAGGACAAGGTGCGTTCATTCAGAAGTTTGGTCTTGCTATGGAACAGTCTGCCACACTAACAGTGGCACGTAGACGTTGGGAACAACTAATTGGTCGCTATGGCGCAACAACGCTTCCAAATAGACCAAATGAAG